CGCCGGTGTCGGGGTCTTCCAGGCCCTGGCGCCAGTCGGTGCCATCCGGGTCAGGGTTGCCCTCGGCGTCGACCAGAACTTCCCACTTCAGAACCACTGCCTTCGCCAGTGCTTCCTTCATGATCTTCTCGGAGACCTTCTGGTCGAGGGTCTCGAGCTGGATCGCACGACGATAAGGCTTGGTCAGAGCTTCCAGAACGCGTTCATAGGACTTGTTGGCCCCACCAGCACGAGCGATCGTGACACGGAAGGGACCGTAGTCCAGTTCAACGCCTTCTTGTTCTGCAGCGGTATCCGAACGGAATGAACCGTAGCCACCCTTTTTCTTTGTCCTGGTCATGTGTTTGCTCCTCAGCAATGTTGATGGAGGGCCATTACAGCCCTCCGTTGAACCCTTATGCCTCAGCGGCGTCAGGGAGATAATCGTAGAAGCTCATCACGATGGTGTGCGCGAGGTTGGCGTTCACGTCTTCGCCATCCACGGCCATCAGACCCAGGGGAATGGTGATCGCCTGGTTGAGTTCCACATTCAGTCGTCCGTCGTCCAGGGACAGCAGGGGCAGATCGAAGGAGAAGCCAGCGTTGTCCTTCACCACACAGACGTCGAGGGTGACGTCCGAGTTGGCACGCAGGGCTTCAAGTGCCGCCATGTTTTGGAAGTAGGCCGTAATGTTCCCGCCGACCTCAAAGGTGCCCGCGGTAACCTCGAAGCCACCCAAGTTGCCAACAGCCTTGTTGATGGTAAGGTTGTTGTTGATGGACAGCCGGACTTCTGTCACGTAGGCAAACAGGGCGTCCACGTATTCGTCCACATCGCTGGTCAGGCCCATGCGAATGCGTGTGACGTGAGTGGACGTGTTGAATGCCTTGCCAGTGCTGAGCGATGGACGAGTGCCCGCTTTCACGCCGGTTGCAGCGTCATTGGTCTCGTAGCCGATCCCCATGAAGCCCATGTCAACCATGATCTTGTCCGCTGTATCGATGGACATCGTCATTTCGTTGGGAACGGCGCCGACGATGTATTCCGCCTGCTCATTCGAGGGCGACGCATCATCTGGGGCACCAAGGGTGCGTTCCAGCTGATAGGACGTCCGGGTGATGGCCGTGCCTTCTTGGTTCTTCAGGGTGCGCCCGAAGAAGACCTGGATAGTTTTGGAACCGCCAATGTCGGTCACCATCTGGCCGGAAGCCTTGTCAAGGGTAATCGAATTGACCCCGTCAGTATTCCGCACCCGGCACCAGCCATTGTCGGTCGCCGTGCCAAATTCGGTGGTAGCAGTGTCGCCGCCAATGAAGATAAGCTCGCCGTCAACCAGCCCGAGTTCCGTGAGGTCCTTGGCGGTAGTGGAGATAATCGGCAGGTCACCGCTGGCGTCGATTTCGCAATCGCCACTGGCAAACTGATGGCCCACACGAACGATCTTGGCTGCAGCCGGGGGCGAAGCTTCTGCGCTCAGCCCAGACACTGCAACCGAAGTGCCACCAGGGACGCTGGTCACAACCTTCAGTCCGTTGTTGGCAGCGAGGGCAAACCCCGAAGCAAACACCAGGTCGTTGGCAAGGAAGTCCGCGCTGGAGGCCATGGTGTAGGCAGTGCCTGACGCCGCAGTCACCGCTTGGGTGCCCTTTTCTTCGAACTGGTCGAACACGAAGCCCTGGAACAGGTCTTGGATGTTCGATTGGGCCATGTCGATGTTGAAACCGCCAGCACTCTCGAGGTCCGTGAGGACGCCCTTGTAACGCGAACGGCGGTTGTTGATCGGGGCGCGAGCCGTCTTGGTGAAGTTCCCGCCAAAATCGTTATACGAGTTCGGATCGAGGGCATACCATACGGAACCTGCGTTCCCGAGAGAGGTTTCAACGCAGTAACGGAGCCCCGTCACATTGCTGTCGATCTTGCTGACCTGTGCCATGTTTAAGGCCTCCTATTTGATCTGGTCATACTCAAAGTCCGCACTAACGTTAGTAACACGGAAGGAGCCGGACTTCCCTTCCTCCGTAGCACGCACGTTCCTGAAGATGACCCCACCAACGGTGGTAACGCCTTCAAGGGCATCGTGCATGATCGTAGCGAGTTCGTCGGCCAGCGTCAACCCGTCACCTTCGGGGGTATGCACCAGCACTTCGACGTATCCATAGCGGCGAAAGGTTCGCCCAGTTGATGTATTGCCCATTGTGGCCTGATGGCCAGCAGTATGGTATATACCCACTTCTACAAAAGCACTCCTGTTCTTAGGGGGCTTCTTGCTGTCGTCGTCATACCATTGAACAGGGAAATTGGCATCGTAGCCAGTAAAGGCTGCGTTTGCCACTGACATCATTTCGTCCCGAGCTTCAGCGCGTGTAAGAGACATGGGTCACCTCGTGGCATTCAGGATATAGATAACCCGGTCATTCCCAGGCTCGACAATATCCACCAGGTCAATACTCCAAACATCGCCTGAAGTGTCCTCCAGGTCCGTTGCGGTGGTAATGTCGACAGTGGTGAACTGCGGATTTCCGTCTGTATCCTTCTCGGCCACCAAAAAGCGGGTGTTGTTCCGGCGCCAAGTGGCGTCCTTGGCCTCTTCAGCCTCGTAGTTGTATTGGATAGCCCGCACAGTGACGGTGGTGGTTCCAGTTGAACCACGCCAAGGTTTACCACTTTCACGTTCAGGCGTAGCTGCGCGGGCAGTGACGATCATATCAGCACCGTGCTTCTCAATCAAGCGAGCAGCTGTTCCCTGAAGACGAGTTGCTAGGCTCAACGGCTTACCCCTTTCGTGCCACGCAGGAAGGGACCAACGAGCAGGTCAGCCTCAGGATACTGGACGACCCGGTTTGCGTCGACCAGTGCACTTCCTGAACTCACGCGTGAAGCATTGGCACCACTAATGGAGTAGTAGGTTTCTTCGTAGACAGGGCCAACTTTCTCTATTTTGCGGTTGATGCGCCCAAACGGAACGGGAGCACCATCAGCAACAGGATAGATGATTGGCGGAATGAGGTCATTGTCCAGAGCATAGCGGGCATACCAGCAGCACGCCTGTTGCCACTTGACAGGCACTCCAGTGATAAGCGTTCCGCGCTCATCATAAAGGTGGTCCCGTGGAAACTCGACACCCTGAGTTGAACTGGAGATAAGGCCCTTCAGCCGCGTTCCAAAGCGCTTGCTCATGTAGCGGGTCGCCAGTATCAGCTTCTCTTCCTTGGTCGCCCCAATGGCAGCTGCCCACGTGGCTTCGCCAATGTCAGCAAAGAAGGTATCTGCAAACGCCACTGAGGTGAAAGAGTTGGCCGCTATAAGACCTGTGCCATCTTCAACAGTAATGGTCATGCGATCACAACCCCCTCAGCTGCAGTGGCGACACTTGTCGAACCATAGCTGGTCGACGTGGCCGTCACATCATGGGCGCCTGATGCCAAGCCCACAATGGTCAAGCTCCAATCGCCCAAGCTATCTGCACGGGTTCTGGTGCTTTCGGTGCCGTCTACGTAGGCAATCACAAGCGCCCCAGACACCGAAGTGCCAACGACGCCCACGTCACTGCCTGAAGGTGTAGCGGATGAAATGACTGGAGCAGCAACCTGCGGTCCTTGACGACCCAGTCGCTGCTCCCGTGAATGGAACAGAGCCGCTTGAAGGCGAGCGCGAACCGCCACTGGGCTATTCAGGTTGGCGGTTCGCTTCAGCATTCAAGTTACTCCTTGGGTGAGCCCTGCCGACGAACTTTCCGACGGGCAGTCAGTGCAGCATCGAGGGGCGAGTTCGTGTGTCCCACGCCACGAGCCACAGCCCGCTTGGCCTGCTCATTTCGCTGGAACTGCTGAATGGCGGCAGCTTGTGTCATGGGCGGGAACTGCCGGTTCTTTTCATCAACCAGCCGTCCCAAGTCCTGCTCGGCCTGGGCAAGGGCTTTCTTGCCCTCTTCAAGGTGCCGCTGGATTTCGCCGATGTATTCCTGCACCCCCAAAATCTCGGCGTCCAGTTCAGCTTCGATGTCAGCAGGCCCTTCAGCCAGCGGGTCATCCCCTTCGTCCTCATCTTCGTCAGGATCGGTCACAACCGGAGCATCGTTGTCCAGGTCAGGATCAGTCGCCGAAGTGTCACCGGCCTCAGTCTTGTCCTCGGGGGATGATTGATCGGCCTCTGTCTCGTCGCTTTCGACCGGCGGTTCATCCACGGGCGGCTCACCATCCTCGGACGTCTCGACCAGTTCACTCGCAACTGTGCGGGAGAAGTCGGGCGCGGCATTGGTAACAGCCTTGCGGGTCACGCTGGCACCAAGCAAGTTTTCCACAGCGTCGAGGCGAGGGAGGCCATCAGCCG